GGCTCACCCCGTGTAATGGATGCAAAGTACCTTTTGGGCATTCCAGAAATCGATGCTCAGCATGAAGAATTGCACGATCTGGTCAACTCACTTCGAGAAGTCATTACCCGCAAGGATCAGCGGCATCTCGTTCATCAAGCCCTGAAGCGATTGCATCAACTGCTCGTTACCCATTTCGCTTTCGAAGACGCCTTCATGAAGATGATTGGCTACGCTGATTTGTCTCAGCACAAGAAGATGCACAAGGGTGTGTTGAATTTATTCGAAAACTACTTCGACCATCCCCCCGAGCCTGGCGACTACGAAATCCTTGGCAAAATGATCACCGATAAAGTGCTGGGGCATGTCATGGAGCACGATCTCAAGATGACTGAGGTAGCGAAGGCGCATTTGAAGACCAGTTCAAGCACCAAGGAAAAAATACAGAAGAAGTAATCTGTATCCCGTCTCTTCAAGTGCTTCCCAGACCAGTTCGCACCTCTGTCCAGATCATAGCCGTCATACTACCCAAAACACGGGGTAGTTGTTGCATGTTCATTCATCTCAGAAACGGCCATGAACATCAAGCGACGGACATTCACGGAAATCATTTCTCTCCTTGCCCCACGAGTTCAGGGTGTTTTGAGTGGTCGGTATGATGGCTGGCGTTCAGTTGCTTGGCCACAGTTAGCAATGCCTTCTGCCATGCACGCCAGGCGGTCGTGCGGTGACAGGCCAGACGGCGGCAGATGATCTTCCACTCGAACCGTTTGGCGCGCATCCAGATCAGGTGACGTTGCTCTACCTCCAGCCACTGCACCCAGCGCATGGTCTCCATCATCCGGTCGACGGCTGCGGGAGTAGGTGGCAGTGTGTGATAGACGTGTTCATCATCAGGATACGACTCCCACGCTTCACGGACGAACACTGGCCAGACGTTGAAGTACCCCTGTGCCTTAACGACGGGTAGCCGCCGGCCTGTCTCGACCGCCTCGACAAATCTTGCGGCGACATCGTCGATTGTCCATTCAACCATGACGTCCTCCATACAGGCGTTCGCCAATCCGTCTGACGAATTCCCGTTCCACGAAATCCAGTCGTTCGTCGCTCTCCGCCACGACAAGAATGTGTTGATCTCGCCAACCCTCGCGCTTGATGATGTCCGGATCCGCGCGCTCCGATACCCGACCCAGGGCGCAGCGATAGGGCGGAGTCAGTGATGGCATCTCAAAGCTCCTGTGCCTGAATGGCCCAATGAAGCAGTGCCAAGGCGTCGGCTTCATTGTCATCGGCTGGGTGATGCCCCAGCGTCCTGGCAGCACAGATCATTTCAACCTTGCCGGCATTGCCTTTGCCGGTCGCATGCTTCTTGATCGTACCCACCGGCACGCCCTGGTAGGGAATGCGGTGTTGTTCGCACCAGGCTGTCAGCTGTCCCAGGAATCCGCCGTATGCATGTGCCGCATCAACACCGGCATGACGGCGCACCTCTTCGAAGTAGACCGCGTTGATGTGCTGGTCGACACTCCTCAATTCATTGAGCCAACGCTTGAACCGCAGGTAGCGCATACCGCCACCCTCGAACCTCTGTGGTTTGAACGACTCGCTGCCGCTGGTGATGCAGCCATCCAGTTGATGCAGTGCCCATCCGGTTTGAGTGCCCAGATCCAGGGCAAGTATCGTTTCAGTCATATCGAAATCCTCCATGTCGTTTCATCTGGGTGACCGAAGGTGACTACTCGCCGGATTAGTCCGTATACGTGCGCGCGTGTACACGTATAGAGAGTTATCGTCAGGCCGGTCACTTTCGGTCACCCCGGCTGTCAATCGTCGCGGTAGGGCAGTCGCTCGCCATAGTCTTTGGGCTTGAGAGAAATGCCGGCAATGCCTTTCACTCCGCCATGAAGCCGGGTACGCTCAAATTGCCGATTGCAGAGTTGCTGCATCAACCAGCGGCTCGTGCCAATGTATTCACCGCGACGGTTGGCCCATTCCTGCCAGCGCTGGAACATATCCGCCACGGAGACGCGTGCCTGCGCATGGCGCTGGCACTCCTCATCGATGAATTCGGTGACGGCATCCTCCTCGTCGAAATATTCGTCGGTGGCATCAACGACCACCTTGGGGGGCTTCAGCCCTTCGCTTTGCCAGGCCAGGCAGCCCTCGACTGCCCAGGCCAGAATCCCGTCGCGCTCTGCGAGGAGCTTTTCGGTCAACTGGCCATCGCGTCGCTCAGGGGGAATCGTCACCGTGAACGGAATCAGATGCAGACGCCGCCGCATGGCCTCGTCCACATTGCGAATCGATGGTTTGTGGTTGCCCACGATGACGGGCTTGAACTGCGGCTGGTAGGAAAAGAAGTCCTGCCGCATGAACCGGGCCGAGATTTTGTCGCCGCCGGTAATCGCTTTCACCTTCGATTCGTTCCAGCGACGACCTTGTTCGGTCTCGATAGCGGTGACGAAGCGCGCGCCACGCAGTCCGGCCAAATCGGTCGGATGCCGGTCGCCCCGGGTCTCGACGAAGGTATCCATGGGTGCTGCCGCCGCGTAGTCACCAAGAATGGTGCTGATGACGTTGGAGAAGACGCTTTTGCCATTGGCTCCTGTGCCGTAGAGGAAGAAGAGCGCATGGGCACTGGTCGCACCGGTCAGGCAATAACCCACCATGCGCTGCAGGTAGGCCTGCAGTTCTGCATCCCCACCAGCCACATCAGCAAGAAAAGCCAGCCAGCGGTGAGACATTCCCCGAGGTGTCGCCGTCGCCAGCTTGGTCATTCGATCGGCGCGGTTGTGCGGGCGGAGCCGCCCATTCTTGAGATCGACCGCTCCGCCCACTGTATTGAGCGCGAAGATATCCGCATCCCACTCGTCCGAGGTCGACGCATGCCGCCGGTCAGTGCGGGCCAACCGATCGACACCGCCAACGGTGCTACTGGCCAGCAACTTGGCCGCTAACCGGTGCGAATCCACCTTGATGGCGGCCTCCCGACAGATCGAGCGCACCAGATGATGAACAAGCAGAGTGTCGTCGGCCTGCCAATGCGTGCCGGTCCAAACCAGCCATTTGCCCCATGAGGCACAGTAGCGCCAGTCCTCGGCATACCGCGAAGTGAATGCTAACGCCAGCGCATCGTCGGTTGCCCAGACCGTCGCATCCTGAGACTGCACCCCCTTGGGGGACTTGATGCACATCCGCGGACCGGTTGCCAGAAAGTTGGCCACGTCAAACCCGTCGGCTATGGCGTCGGCGACGTCCCAGCCCTCCGGTTTCTCCTCGGGAGGCAGGAGGACGTCACAGGAGGTCGCTCCGGCAGCGAGCGCCGCTTGGGCTGCCGCCATCGCATAGTCCCAGCCGGCCTTGTCGCGATCAGGCCATATCAGCAGGGTCTTTCCAGCTAGAGGCAGCCAGTCGGTCTTCTCGACCGGTGCGTGGGCCCCGTGCATCGCGGTACTCGCCACGACACCCAGGTCAATTAAGGCTTGGGCACACTTCTCTCCTTCCACCAAAACAACCTGATGGGCTGTGGCCATTCCCGGTTGGTTATAGAGGGGACGAGGCTCAGGCGGACTCATCTTCCGCCGTCGGGCGTCCCACGGTCGAAACTGTTTCTTGCCGCCCGGAGGATCGTAGCGATAGACAACGGCGATGAGTTTGCCGTTGGCGTCGAGGTAGTCCCACTTGGCGGTGGCGGGACCCAGTTCATCGATAGGCGCTTCCTTCTGGCGAGTACGCCTGACCGGGGTCTGCTGCGCTTGCCCAATCAGGGCCGAGGCCTTTTCCAGTACTGCAGAAAATTCACCGCGCGCGTCGAGGCCGAAGTGGGCGGCGATCAGGTCGAAAATGTCGCCACCGTCACCCGTTGCCCGGTCAGTCCAAAGCCCCGATTTGTCGCCGGTAAGCAGTATCTCCAGACTGTCGCCAGGACTCCCCAATGCGTCGCCAATCGTAAACTTCCCGATCCGCTTCTTGCCGGCCGGATATAGAGTGAAGAGTACCGACTCCAATGCACCCAGCAACGCGGCACGAATCTCGTCGCGACGTGCATCTGAGCTTGTGGACCCCTGATCGGTTTCCTCGCTGGCATTGAAATCGATCATGCATCGCCTCCCGTGGATTCAGTTGGCTGGCTCCGTCCCTTGTCGTTCCGTCGCTGCCATTCGAGAAGCTCAGACACACGGAATCTCACCAGTCGAGAGAGCTGGTAATGCGGAATCTTCTTGGCCTTGCGCATCTGCGGGTCGGCGAACCAGTAGTAGGGCAGATGCAATGCATAGCTGGCCTGACGGGCGTCGATCATCGTTTCCGCCGCATCATCGGCAGAGGAATAGTTAATTTTGTTTTTCATGCTTTACTCCAACAGCGGTTTTGCCAGTCGCACATCCGACATTCGAAGTGCGTTGATTCGTTGAACGATCGGTTTAGCTGCTCGCCTGCCTCCGTGGCGGCAATGACTCGCGCTGCCCGATCCGACATGCGTTGGGCCAGTGCGCCGTCAAAAGGCACAAGCTCGGTGTAGATGTCCATCGTGTCGGCATTCACTGCCGTGAAGATCGCCGGGTATTCATGCAGGTCAAGATAGGCTTGGTAGAGCGCCACTTGCGCGGCATAGACTGGTTTCGAGACGGCTAGCCGGTTCTTCTCCAGATCGCGCCAGGATTTGCCACCCAGGCATTTGTTCTCCCACAGACAGGGATAGGCAAACCCCTCTGGCCCACCAACGATGACGCCGTCAGCATGCCCCTGCAACCGGCCTTCAGCCACCGAGAAACCAAACTGCTCGCCCTGCTTGTCACGGGTGCGCAGCTCGAAACCGGCCTCACGGAGCCACCCGACCATGCAGTCCTCGATGACGTGGCCGCGCTGGAAAATGCGCAACATACGACCTTGGAATTCGCGTCCATAATCGACGTCAGCTTGCGCATATTCATACTGCAGGGCGCGTTCGCATGAGACCCCTAGCCGTGATGCCCCAAGATACAGCCGCACTTCCTCCTTGGCGCGAAGCTGTTGCATGCCGGCATCGATGAGTGCGGTCAGTTGTCCGGAGATGCTTGTTGATGAGTTGAAATCCATCATGGCTTCGTCTCCCACGGCAGGTCGTCGGCGAGATCAGCGAACGGATTGCTGACCGTCTCCTTCAAGCCGCGTATCGGCGGATACTTGGCAGCCTCGTGGGCGACCAGCATCGCGTCCGTGTAGCCGGTGACGATGGCCTCGATCACCTGCAGCGCCTCGGCTTCCGAGTAAGCTCCGAGGGGCTTGTCGAAACCAACTTCACCAGCAGCTTCGCCGAATGCCTTGAGGCATTGCCGCATGGCGGCGATCTCCATCTCAGTGGGGTCGGTCA